AGCAACTCAGGTTAATAAAACAATTAGCTTTGATGTCGTGCCTGGAACTACAGTAAGGATATTAGCAAGCGCTAATGGAACAACGGCATCGGATACATTTACGATCAGTAATAGTTTTTACCAACTGTACACTAACGGATAAAATGGCTTCAATTGATATATACGACATTAATACAAACCAATTGGACTCATTGACTTTACCTAGTTCAGATTATCCTGGAGGTTTAGAGTTTGATGGAGTTTATTTTTGGCTTTTTCAAGGTGATTTTCTTTACAAGCTTATCCCCGGAGAGGGAACAACCTTTTCCTTAGTTGAAGTGGATAGGATAGACGTAAGAACAATAATTGGAGGAGGAGCTTACACAAATTTTACACCAAGAGGTGTGGCCGTAGGTTCTTCTTATGGTTATGTGCACTTTGATTTTAGTGAACCTTCAGGAGGCTTTCCTCCAGCTGTTGTATTTGGACAAAGAAACTACAGGTTTAATGTGCAATCCCCCTCATTTTTTGAAGATTTAGGCGTGACTCAGATTCAAAGCTCAGTAAACCCAGTCACAGACATTTCTCTTAGTCCAGATGAAACGTATTTATTTGCCTCATCAAGAGGCAGCGGTGGCGGAGCAACAGATGCTAGAATTTATCAAATTTTAATTCAAGGTAGGGCCGGACCTGTTCGAGTATTTCAAAATGGCGTTGTAGCGGGAAATCGATGGGTTGCTATTGCGCACAATGATGCTTATATGCTTGCAACAGCTAGAACAAACGCGCTTTTAATTGGTGATTTTGAACACAACATTTTAGATGTTGTAGGTAGTTTAGGTACAGGGGTGACATCGATTTGTACGAGCAGGTCAGGTGGTAAACATGATCACGATGTGGGATCAAGTTATGGATGGGGTAGTGATTGGATTGGGGTTTTAAAGGAATAAGATATGCCTATTGTCGAATATGTAATTAAGAAGTTTACAGTCAGTCTAGCGAGTGTCGTTTCAGGGTTGCTTGATCAAGTCGAGCCCACTGTGTCAGCATCTGATATTTCACAAATTGATTTTGATCAGGACACGTCAAATATCGAGATTATACTTAATTGGGATACGAGCCTCAATCCTGACACCAAAAGGGTTTTTACATTTACAAAAGCAGAGCTTATTGCATCTGTTTTAGATGAGGTAGAATATGGGCTAGAACCTGATGATCTTGCAGCATTAGAAATTGTAAATACAGATTTAGAAGTGACAACCAGACGACTTTTTGTCGCACAAAGCTAAGGAGGCGCCATGTCAATACCCAATCCTATTTTGGTGAAGATGGATAATCTACACAAACTAAAGAAAAAGTGGTTAGGTTTGAAAGAGAAGAAAGATTCGTTAATTGCGAAACATAATGAAATAAAAGGTGCAATGGATGCAGCCAAGACAGAGTTTGATGCATTGTCAGCAGAAGTTGAGGCTGATATTAAAGCATTGCCATAAAATATAAGTGCGGAGGTAAAAAAATGGGACCAGATCAGGCGTTAAAAATCATTGAGGGTGTTGTAGATCAATTAAAGCTTACAAAAAAAGAGCGTATGACTTTAGACGGAGCGATTGCTGTTTTAAATCAAATGACGCTTGATTATAAAAAGCTTAAAGAAGGCGACAATGCGTCTTCTCAATCGGAGTAGTGCCCTAGTTGGCCGTGTTGTTGTGTTTACAAACAACAATGCACGAGTAATCGTTAATTTACCTCGTAAAGATCTTAAAATACTTCGTACTTATCTTGAAAACCCAGATTTGACTCAAGTAAGGGGTATTCCTCCTCATTTTTGGAAGCTTAAAAACAATAAAGTTGTTCCAATGAATGAATTTGAGCAGGAAATAAGGCGAAAGGCGATAGCCGAAAACGGTATTGACAATAATCCGTACAAGACGATGAATTTAAAGGTTATCACTGGAAAATGGGTTGTTGTACTAAGGTTTTTAGCAACAGTCGCTTTTACAATAGGTTCTTTTTTATTTTTATATGAAATGGTCAGTCGTTTATGAAAGGGCCATCCAAAGAGATGGCTCCCTATACTTTCCAGAGCGTTTAACTGAGGAGTTTTTAGAAAACGCAAAAAGAGTCATGGGCTCTTACATGTTTTCTAACCAGTACCTCAACGAGGTTATTCCGGAAGAAGACCAGGTCTTTAAGCAAGCTTGGGTTCGTTATTATAAACAATTACCCGAACTTAAAAACACATTTGCCTTCATTGATCCCGCAATTAGTCAAGAAAACTCTGCAGATTACACTGCGCTAGTCATTGTCGATGTTGACGCAGATGATCAGTGGTATGTGCGTTTAGCTAAACGGTTTCGTATCAACCCTACTGAGATTGTCTCTACCATTTTCAAGGTTGCAGAAAAATTTAAGCCTAATGTTATTGGTGTAGAGGACGTAGCTTATCAAAAAGCGCTCTTATACATGATTCAAGAGGAGATGAAGCGTCGAAAGGTTGTTATTCCTGTAAAGGGGATACGGCCTGATTCAAACACCTCTAAGAACACTAGAATTGGGGGATTAGTTCCGAGGTTTGAGTGGGGAAGGTTATTTTTAGCTCAAGGCTTAGAAGATCTTGAGATGGAGTTGTTTAACTTTCCTCGAGGCGCACATGATGATTTAATTGACTCTTTAAGTTACATAGAGAGGATAGCGTATACACCTATCCCGGAAAGGAAGAAAAATGAAGCACCACCACCAAACCACCCAGACTACGAAAAGTGGTACATCAACCGACTCCAAAAAGCAGCAGCAAGAGGGGCAGGCGGAGGATCTTGACCTTGATGAGATCAAAGTAGAAGCTATTAAAAACGTAGATGACACAAAAGATACGGTAAACAGTTTTTTAGATAAGATTGCTTTAGCCAAGTCAGAAGGTTCGGATAGCATTGAGACGTCGCAAGATGTCATTGATCATTTTAATCGTAAGGGTTTAAATGGCGCCGAGTACTTCATTTACGATGGCGTGAAGGTTTATCCTGCAGGAAAAACAGAAGAAATTGAGTCTAAAGCTAAAAAGACAAACGAAGAAATGAAGTTTGGTAAAAAGTGATGGAAAATTACGTAATCACGACTCTTTTGGTTTATACTGTACTAAGAGAAATTGTTTTTATGGTACAGATGAATAAGCTCATGAATAAGTTGATGAGTCGGAATTACCATGAATATCAGGTAGCTGAAGTAGCGACAAAACCAAGAGAAAAGGTTAAACTGCCGGAGCAACCTGAAGAAGATTTAAGCGTTTTAAATTACGATCATCGAATGTAAGGGCAGCGTGTGGATTTAATCAAGAAAGCAACGGATGCTTTACTTAGTGGGAAACAGGAAGAAATTACTCCTGATGACACTAAACTTTATGCGTTTTTAAAAGAGCGTGTAGAAGATACAAGGCGTTCTACTTCTCGTGTTACTCATGAGTCTATTTGGTTGACCAATATTGCTTACTTGTTGGGCTATGAGAACATTTACTTTGATCCTGTTCTTCGTAGATATCGATCCAATGATGCCACTCAACCTTACTTGACCCGGTCACGCATTCACGCAAACAAAATTCTTCCTACTATTCAAAATAGACTTTCAAGACTGACAAAGTCTCGACCAAAATATCAAGTCCGTCCAAACTCAAACGATCAATCAGATAAAGATGCATCACGTTTAGGTGAGCAAATTTTAGATTATGTTTGGCAAGAAGAGGACATGGCTACTAAGCAAATTGATTTGTACATGCTTTTACAAGAGTGTGGTCATGCTTACTTAAAGGTTTCTTGGGACACTGAAAAAGGTGAACCCATGGTCGATCCTGAAACAGGTGAATTAGAATATGAGGGCAATATTCGTGTTGATGTTGTTTCAGCTTTTGAGGTTTTTCCTGATCCTTTGGCCAAAACACTCCGAGAAGCGAAGTGGGTCGTTCAAGCAAAAGTAAGAAAGCTTGATTACTTTAAAGAGCGATATGAAAAAGGTCATCTTGTTAAAGAAGAAGACACGTGGCTTTTGTCTGCTCAGTATGAACAAAGAATCAATAGCATGAATGTGACGGGTAACGGGCAGCAGGGCTCGGCCATGAAACAAAAGAACACCGCTATTGAAATTAGTTATTATGAGCGAAGATCTAAAAAGCACCCCAATGGGAGACTTATCATTGGTGCAAACGGTGTAATTTTAGAAGACAAGGAACTTCCTGTTGGAGAAATTCCTTTTTGTAAGTTTGACGATATTGTTGTGGGTGGAAAATATTACTCTGAAAGTATTATTACGCACTTAAGACCGTTACAAGATCAGTATAACCGTTTGCTTAATAAACGAGCTGATTGGGTTAATCGAATGCTTACAGGTAAATACTTGTCTGCAAGAGGAAGTGAGTTAATTGCTGAAGCGCTTAATGACCGTAGTGGTGAAGTGGTGGAATACACACCGGTGCCGAATGCTCCTCCGCCGACTGCAATGGATACGCCGCCAATACCAAGTTACGCGTACAAAGAGGAGGATAGCCTCCTTAGCCAGTTTAATGACATTAGCGGAATTAATGAGGTTTCGAGAGGACAGGCCCCGCAGGGAGGCGTTACAGCAGCGATTGCGTTACAATATTTGTCGGAACAAGATGATACAAGAATCGGGATCATGTCGAGGCGACACGAGCTACAATACGCAAAGCTCGGAAACTTAGTGCTTCGTTATATTGAAAAGTATTATAAAAACGAACGTCTTTTAAAGCTTACAGGTCAAAACAATCAGTACCTTGTAAAATCATTTAGAGGTTCTGATTTATCTGGAAACACTGATGTTGTTGTTATTGAAGGTTCTACACTGCCTGGTTCAATCACTGCAAAACGAGATCTTATTTTAACTCTTCGTAGAGAAGGATTAATGGGAAATCCACAGGATCCAAAAGCAAACGAGCGAGTTATGAAGCTGCTTGAGTTTGGTGATCTTGATGGAATTTGGGAAGATTATGCAATTGATATGAATCAAGTGAAGCAATCCATTGAGCAAATTAAGCAAGGGTTTAGGCCTGAGATTAATGAAATGGATAACAACCAATTGCACGTTTACGAAAAGAATAAGCTCAGAAAAACAGATGCATTTAAAAAGATGACTCCTGAGTCACAAGCATTGCTTATGGAAGATATTCAGGCTCGTTTAGATTTAATGACTGATATGGCAAACCCGCAGTTGTCACAACAGGAGCAAATGTTAGCGGAGCAAGAAGCCCAGCTAGGTTCTCTTCCTACTGAAGAGGAATTATTACAGGATGAATTAACACAACAACAGAATTTATCGGAGGTTGATCAATTATGATGGCAGAAAAAGAAGATAAAGCAATGGACCCAACCATGGATGCGCTTAAGAAGAAGCGTATGTCTATTACAATCATGCTCGGACCAGATGATGACATGGAGGAAATGGGTGAAGAGACTTTAGAAAAAAGCATGGAAGAAAAAAATAAAGAAGGCTCAGATCTTGCTCCCGAAGCACCAGCACTTAAAACGGCAGATGCAGAGGAAGAGGAAGAAGAGATTCCTGAGCTTCCTGGAAAACTTGGCGCTCGTGCAATGGAGATGATGAGAGCTAAGAAAGATAAAATGAAAGGTTAATTATGAATTTTGAGGAACAACCTGAATCGCAAGAACAGGATTCCCAGTTAGAAGGCGCGGATCAATCCGAAAAAGCAGAGTCTGAAGAGGATCAACTGCTTGATTTAGATTCGGTTGAGAAGTTCCGATATGGTGGCGTGGAGTACACTCCAAAAGAGTTACGAAACGCGATGTTAAGACAGGAAGACTACACACGTAAGACACAGAGTCTGGCTGAAGAACGGAAATACGCCGAAAACTTTGCTTATGATGCTGCTGCAGTGATGAAAGATCCTAGTCTTTTGGAGAAGTTTGCATCTATCTATCCTGAAAAGTACGTGAAAGCGTTACAAGCAAACATTCAAGATAGTGGAACGCAAAATTCTCAACAGACAAGTAATACTCAGGGGTCTTTACCTCCTGATGTCATGAAGGAGCTTGATGATCTCAAGAAATTTCGTGATGAGTATCAGCAGCGGACTTATGAAGCGGAAGTTTCAAGCAAAGAAGCTGAGATTGATAATATCATGAAAGAGATGTCTTCTAAGTATCCCCTAGCTGCCAAAAATGAGGTAACTGTTTTAGAGGGAGCTCGGATGGCCTACGAAAAAAACGGCAAGTTAGATAAGGGTACTTGGGAAACAATATACAAAGCTGTTCAATACGCTCAGGAGCAAGGCTACAAGGAATATTACAAGTCTCAATTCAACAAACAAAAACAGGCCTCAAACGAGGGTCGAGATACTGCCGATGGTGGTGGTATTCCTGGCCAAGCACCTAAGAAATTACGAATGGACGAGGTTGCGAAGCAATGGGAGCAAGATCTTCGTCAAAAAGGCTTTTAACCATTAGGAGAAAGAAATGGCTAACAATTTCCAAAGCATCTCCTCTGGTCTTGGTGAATTAAAAAACTATTATCAGGGACCAATCATCGATCAGTTCAATGAAGATCTGCCGGTGAAACGTGCCGCTGAGAAAGTTAAACAAGGCTGGAACGGTGCTCAAGTAAACAGACCTCTACGTGTTCGACGAAACACTGGTATTGGTGCTACTAGCGATGGTGGTACTTTGCCAGCAGTTGGACGTCAAACAACTGTTCAAGCAGTTATTCAAGCTAAGTATAATTACTTAAGATTTGGTGTAACTGGACCAATGATTAAGGCATCTGCTTCTGATGCTGGATCATTTGTTCGTGCTGCATCTTATGAGCTTGAAATGGGTTATCAAGACCTAGCAAACGACTGTAACAGACAGTACAACTATGATGGATCTGGAACTATTGCTACTGTAAGTGCAAACGCGGTTGCATCGACAACTATCACAATCACCGGCCGTACATCTGAAGAGATTGCAGCTAAGTTTTTGGATGTTGGAACTGTAATTGACATTTACACTACAGGTGGATCTGCTGTAGCAACTGGAATTGAAATTACTGCGATTGCAAATCCAAATTCTGCTACTGCAACTTTAACTCTTAATTCAGCTGTAACCGTTTCTGCGACTGATTTAGTTGTAAGATCTGGTGCATATAATCAAGAGATTGAAGGATTGTTCTACTCTATTAACGGTGGAACAAGCTCTATTTACTCTGTAAACCGAGCAACTTATCCTCAGTATCAATCTAACCTCGTTGATAACGGCGGCGGTCAATTGACACTAGATGACATGCAACAAGCTTGGAACGAAGGTCTAAGACGGGGTGGAGTGCGTGATGCAACTTATGACGCAATCTACACTGATTACGACTCTCTTCGTTACTATCAAAAGCTATTAAGCCCAGATAAGCGATACACAAACACTGTCGAAGGAGATGGTGGATTTGCTAAAAAAGGTAAATTCTACCTTGATTTCAATGGTGTTCCTGTTGTTCCAGACAAAGACATGTTTGAAGCAATGTTCTTCGTTCCGCACAAAGCGTTGAAAGATTACGTTTTGTCAGAAATGGAATTTGCTGATGAAACTGGAACTATGTACATCGCTCAGGTTTCAGCTGACCAATTAGAGGCACGTATTCGATACTTCTCTAACTTGTTCAATGAGAAACCATCTGCTTGTGCAATTTTGGACAACTACATTAGTCCGTAATTGACAGTTAAAGGTTGAGGGGATGGATACGCGCATTAGACAGATTAACCGAACGGTTCGATCGTATGATCGGGCGCTCTTCGCCAAGAGGATCGGCAACAGGGTAGATATCATGCGTGAGTCGTATCGTTATTTACCTTATGATCTTGATGGATTAAGACTTTTAGTGAGTGTGCCATCTCCTCATCATATTTTTTCATTAACTGACACTTGGACAGCCAGTGGAGAGCCAGTAGAATGGGGTTTAGAACCTTTATTACACCGGCTTAAAGCAATGGATCTTTGGAATCGACAAGATTTTGTAGAAGAATTTATTGAACAGGCTGAAAAAGAGGAAGAAAGTGAAAAAAGATCTTTTAGAAACAACACTGAGGCGTTTTTAAAAGACTTTAGACGTCAGTTTGCAAAAACATTTGAAGATGTGAACACATCTACGATGGAAAAGAAGGATCGTAGACGTGAGCATGAAAGGAATAGAAAATGGCAATCGTAAATCGTGATCTCGACAATTCACAAAAGAAAGTCGAGTTTAATTGGCAAGGAACTGCAGCTACATCTGGTGGAACATATCAGTTAGCTCTTGTTCCTTATCAATGTGAAGTAGAAAAAATTGAAATCGCTGGAATTGGACTTTCTGGTTCACCTTCTGTTGAAGTTGAAGCTTACAAGTTTTCTGGCGGTATCACTGTTAATAGCGACCTAAGTTCTGCTTTATCAGTAACTGCTTGGGGAACCTCTGGTGCTCAAAGCCTTACTTTGGGAACAGCAGGATCAACTCAGGTTCTTTTGGATGCAAACAGCAAGCTTGTTGTTCGTGTTACAGGAGCAAACTCTGCAGTTAATGATCTAGCAGTTTCTGTAGTTGCTAGAAAGCTACAAGACATTGTTACTCATTTTGAGTAATATTTAATGGTTATTAGGGGGAGACGCACACACTCCCCCTTTAGCCTAAGAGGGTTACATGGGAAGCAGCACTTTTTTCAAATCAGGTGGTGGAGCAGGTGTCGGAGCGAGTGATTATCTACAAGATAACTTTGACGACGTAACTGTTCCTGCAAGTAACAACACATCTTTTACGTCTAATTCAGACAATAACTTTTTAAACGCTTTTTTTGGAAATGATGATCTTCCTAAATATTCAGTTAAAACGCTTTGGGTCGATAAGCTTACTCTTTTAGAGCAGTCTCTTTGGAAAAACAACAAGCCCACATATGAGGTTACATTTACTGAAAGCTGGCCTGGAGTAAAGGCATATGCTTATGGTGATGTAAGGTTAAATAATGCAACATTTGGTAAATCCTTGGAAATCAAGGAAGAGGATGATGGTTTTGCAGTTAGCGGTGTTATTCGCCGTATTGGTTGGCTTGTTAACCCTAGTGATAAAGGCACTGCCACATACCAGCTTTACACAGACAATGTCGACACAACGAATACAATCGATGTAAGTGATTTAAATCCTGTTTCTCTTAATCACGGGATTAACAAATACGCTATGCTAGAGCATCAAAGCTCTAATGACACAAAAGATATTCATGAATTTAGGGTACAACCAAATCAAGGAACCATAGGTTCAATTGCTGGAGTTATCGTTTATTATGAAAACGCGACTTCAGATATCGATCTATTTCCTGGTAATACGTATGTCAATAAAGCCAAAGTTACGACAACTGGCGTATCAAATATTGCTTTAGAAACACCTAGTGGAAATGTGGGTGCGGCTACAGTTATCAGGAAGCTTTCAAGCGGCTTATATGACACTGTAAGTGTAGAGCCTGAGAACATTGTTTCTGTCGGTGTTGGATCCAGTGGGGCGGCGACAATTTCTGTCACAACTGGAGAAGGAGCAAGTTTTCCTATTGGCTCTGGAGTTGTGGGGCAGGATGTAGGTGGTTCTATTTATGTTGGAGCAGTCACCAATGTCTCTACTGATACTTTGACGGTCAGCCCAGCTCTTTCTTTTGGTGTTTCTGGACCGATCTATAAAGCCTGGGCGGGTGGAAGCACTTTGACCATTGGCGCATCATTGTATTCAAATAACTTTGTTTTTGATCCTGAAACAGCGGCTGTTGATGTAGACGCAAATGGATTTAACAACAGCAATACAGGTGATTTTTATTATTCTGACCCAGAAAAAAAATACCGTGTTTGGGGTGATCAATTAGAAACAGGTCTTTTAGACGGTGAGTACTGTTTAAAGTTTAACGGTAATACTACGGGATTTTTTCAAGTTGATGGTAGATTTAGCGCTGTTGAACTTGAGTGGGTTGGAACAAGCGGAATTATTCATGGTACGTTTGGGATTAACGGTGCCTTAAGTTACGGAATTAATGAAGCATTTAGCGGTATTGAAAAGAAAACGGTCTTTACAAACGCTGGACCAGGTTGGCATTCTTTTAATTTTAGTGTCGGTGCTTCTTTTATAAATGTTGGAATTAGAAAGATTAATTTCTATGAGCTTGATGCATCCATTGGTGTTTCTACTGGAGGTTTAGCTCAGTATAAAACAATTGAAGATCAAGCAGAGAGAACTGCAGTAAATGCAACGCTGATGCAGTTGGGTACCTATCAACGAATCTATGCTGATGAGCTTTATTTAAAGGGTGATTGGAGTAGAGGAACCACTAGTACATCAGCTGGGGGTGTTTTCTATGCAGGAGCCAGTACAAACTCAAACCTTAGTTTTAATTTCTATGGTTCCGAATTTGCTGTCATTGGAAACGCAGGATCGTCTTTGGTTGTTACTCTTAACGGAAGCTCAATTGCCGCTAATTTTAACACAATGATTGATGCTGGTAGTGAAGACTGGCACGAAGTATCTGTAACAAATGAAGACGGTACAACTCGAGTAGAAGCCGTTGATTTTACAAGAACAAGAGACGAGCTTGAAAACTTACAAAATTATTTACCGCGGCAGGAGCTTGATACAGGAATCAGTGTCATTACTCAGGCAACTACTCCTCGAAATCCTAAAGAAGGTACAATTTGGGCTCCAAATGCCTCTGGAAGAGAAGTTTATATATACCTTTTTGGTGCTTGGAACCGTTTTGTTATTAATGGTCGCAGCGACGATCCTAATGCGGGTGTTTTCTTTTTAAGATCACATGGTAGTTCTGATGGAGCAAATACTGGAGCAAGTGGTACTGCAGAAGCGTTTAATAACGCCTCATGGATAAGTGAAACGTCTTCCTCGTCTTCACGATTTTTAGGTCAAGGTGGTAATGCTGCTTATGGAAATAATCATCATTGGCTTGATGGTGAAAGCAGTGCAGGATCAGTAGCAGCGTTATTTGAAAGATATAACAGATCAAGCTGGTTGACTCTTCCAAACAGAAGCACAGCAAGAGAGCGAGCTCCGGTAAATGAATTCAATGGCTTCTTTTATGGAAACAGAGGAGTGACTGCTTCTGGAAACAGTGCAACAGCAGTAAATACTGCAGACAAATGGAATGGAGCGTCTTGGACAACGGTTACAGCATGGTCTAATGCGCACATGGGTGGATTGTCTTTTACTAACAATAATCTTTTGCATGCGGTGGCTGGAGTGAATACGGTGGGCACTAGTAGTTCTGCTAACGAGGCTAGGACTACAGCGGACTCTGTAAGCACCCTAACAGCCCTTCCAGTGGGCTCTGGAACATCAGGTGGGTCTGCAGGTCCTGGAGGAGTTGCTTATGCTCCTAGTTGTCCAAATGGTGCTTCAGCAAACTCTGACGCGGGTTACACTTGGAATGGTGCAGGATGGACTTCACTGACCGCTGCCTATACGCAATTTGCCGATAGAACAAACTCAGCTACGTCTGCAAACAATTTGGTTTGGTTTTCAAACAGTGGTCAAACTGCACCAAGCAGTAATGTCATCACAACAAGTATGGCGTTTGATGGAGTGTCGGTCAGTAGTTCTGTAAGTTCGATTACGGGAAGAGGAGGAAGCCAGCTCAGTGGATTATAATAAGGTTTTAGAGCTTCTAAACGACGATAAAATTGAACTAGCTAAAAGCTTCAAAGATCAAATCAATAAGAAGTTAGCGTTGGGCATGACAAAGTACGTGTGTAAAAACGGCACACTTTCAGATGGTCACGAAAAGATCACTGATGCTCAGCGATATTTTCAATCGATTAAAGAAATGTATTATTATTCTATTGAGTTAGAAAATCAGCGTGTTTTGGCAATGGAAGCACAGGCGGATCTTATGGATGCTGAAGAGCTGATTAATGTTGCAAAAAAGCCCTCTCAAAAGCTTAGAGCTGAAGCTAAATTACTTAAAGCAAAAACTGCACTAACAAATTGTCTTGTAAACATTGAAGACAAAAAGCGTTGTTTAAGTGCATTTAATGAGGTCAGAGAAGAGCTAAAAGAAAAAGTTGAGTCTCAATATCCTGAAGGAATTGAGCAGGCTGAAGAAGATAATTGGAAAGCTGTTGCTCGGTATAGAATGTACAAAAAGAAACTAGGCCTACCTCAAGAGCTTACTCATATTCCGCTTGAAAAGTCCTTAAAGGCAAAAATTGGATTAGAGCACGAAAGCCCAGAAATGGCGTTATGGTTAGGTGTAACTGAACCGAGATCGTTAAATGAATTACAAGCACAAAACCCACATAAACTTGAGGTGAAGGAATGAAGGAATATTCGTTTTCTTTTGGCGACGGCGACCCTGCCACTTATGGCGGACTCAGCCCAACTTTTACTTATTTTGCTGACAGCACAGGTAATACTTATGTACCACCAGGTATTACGGAGCCCATCGCAAATAGCGGAATTTATTACTTTTCTTACGCTCCAACCTTTAGCATCTCTTTTACAATAGATGGAACGTCAAGTATTGCCACATCAAGTGATCGGTATATAACAAACAATTTAGATCCTATTCAGGTTGTGGATCAGAGAATTGGTGATGCTAATTCTGACATTGGAAACACGCTTACTGTACCTGATACGGTGTTGGGTTATCTTCGAAGAAACTTTAGTGTTCAAGAGGGTGAAGCGGTGTTTACAAAAGCGTCTGGTAAGTGGCAGGTATACGCCAAAGGATCTTCTACTCTTTTGTTTGAAAAGGATCTGACTAACAACACTACCGAGGCGCGTAAGTCTTAAATCAATTGTTGATCGATTAGAATTTTCTACATACGCTTTGTTTGGAGGTATTTATGAGGCCAAGCATTGCACTGTGTATGATTATGAAAAACGAGGAGGAAAACCTTTCTCGTGTATTGTCTAGTGTTGAAGAGTGTTTTGATGAAATTCACATTACTGACACTGGATCTACTGACAAGTCTGTCGATGTAGCAGAGACTTTTGGAGCCAAGGTTCACCATTTTGAATGGATTGAAGATTTTGGCGCAGCAAGAAACTATTCATTTAGTCATGCAACCACAGATTACATTATGTGGTTAGATTGTGACGACACACTAGATAACAAAGAGGCGTTTTTAAAATGGCGAGACAACGCCATGGTCATGAATGATTATTGGCTAAATACCTATCACTATGCCTTAGATCAAAATGGTAGACCTGTTTGTTCGTTTGCAAGAGAGCGTGTCGTAAAACGTTCAAAAGGGTTTAAGTGGAAATATTTCCTTCACGAGGGAATCGCTCCAATTAGTGAAGACGGATCCAGTTTTAAAAGTTCATTTGTAAGTACATGGTCTGTAAAACACCACAGAACAGTTAAAGATTTAGAAAAAGATAAAGGTAGAAACATTCGGATTATTGAGAGTCACCTAAACAAAGGTGAAGAGCTTGATGAAAGAATGAATTATTATTACGGAAAAGAGTTGTTTGAGGCTGGAAAGAACAAAGAGGCAATCAAGCAATTAACGATGGCAATGAAGCAAGAAAAGATGGAGCTTCATGATCGAATTCTTTGTATGCAGTATCTTTGCATCACTCTTTTAAAGTCAGACAAATTAGAGAACTATTTAGCGTGTCAGGAGGTAGCACAACAAGGTTTAAGGCTTATGCCTCATAGGGCCGAGTTTTATTGTTTTATTGGTGATGCGTATTTAAAGCAAAACCAATTACATGAGGCTATACCTAGTTTTGAAGCTGCAAAGCGGTGCAAAAATACCTCCGCACCAAGACCGGGTATGGCCTCGCCAATTTTCTCTTATGGTGATGTTTATGGGCCTTATCCAACAAAACAATTAATTAGAATTTATGCTCGTTTAAATGATGCCGATAGTGCGGTTGAGGAGCTCGAGTATGCGAAAAAAAAGTGGCCAGATGATCCTGAAATTCAAGGTCTTGAGCCGGACATTAAGCGATTACAAAAACGAATTAATATTACTGGTGATCGGCATGACACTGATGACATTGTATTTACTTGCCCTCCTATGAATTTGTATGACTGGGATTATGAGATCTACAAAGAAAAGGGAATTGGGGGATCAGAAACAGCTCTTGTTGAAATGGCCTATTGGTTAAAAAAGCTAACCAAAAAAAGGGTCTTAGTGTTTCACACCAGAAAAGAAAACAAGGTTATTGAGGGTGTTGAGTACTTTAAACAAGATGATTTATTTACATACTTCGATGCTTTTAAACCAAAGCTTCATATTGCGTGGAGACATGGAACGCCTTTAACTCATGCTAAGACACTTGTTTGGTCACATGATTTAGTGACTAATGACACTCACAACACAGATAAGTTTGATAAGATTCTTTGTTTAAGTGAGTTTCATAAAAACTACTATCACTCAATGGTAGGAACCCCATTAGATAAGATTGATTTAACCTCTAATGGAATTGACCCAACTCGTTTTCGAGATCTTGAAACAAACAAAGATGAAAACAAGATCATCTATTCTTCCTCTCCTGATCGAGGATTAAAAGAGGCTATGCTTGTGATGGATGAAGTGGTCAAAGAGATGCCCAACGCCAAGCTTCATGTGTTTTATGGTTTTAACAACATGGAAAAGTTTGGCATGACAGATGTAGTCAACGAATTAAAGAAGATGATTAAAGAGCGTGATCATGTTGTGTTTCATGGAAACGTCTCTCAAAAGCAGTTAGCCCACGAATTTTCAAGTGCGGCTGTATGGTTATATCCAACGTGGTTTCTAGAGACCTATTGTATTACTGCAATTGAGGCTTTGTGCTGTCAGGTCTATCCGGTAGTTCGAAATATTGGAGCCTTACAAAATACTCTTGCATATGCTGCAGCACGTAATATGGCTGAATTAGTGGATGCTCGGCCGGACACGGAAGAGGGAATAAGAGATTTTGCACGCAGAACAGTGGATGCGTTAAAGCAAAAAAAATGGCAAAATGTTAATATAGACCCTGAAGCATATTCATGGGAATCTGTCGCAAAGCAGTGGATTAAGGATTATCTATAATGGCTTACGGTTGGGATGTTCAAATAGTTGGCAATGCCTTAAATTCTTTTGGATTTACAGGTTTTGATACAATTGCTGGACTTGGACTAAACACGTATGGTTTTTTGTGGCCCAACAGTAACATTTGGACTTCATGCGATACGGCGATTACAACGACATGGACCGAGTGTGAAATTTGCACGGAGGGCAACGGTTAATGACTTTGGGGGAACTAAAGACTCTCGTTAGTTACTGGGTTGATGATCTAGACTTTGGTTACTTTACTGAAGATCAGGTCCGGGAATTTATCAACCAAGCTTTACGCGAGATTCAAAAATACCTGGTTCTGGCAGGTGAGAATTATTACCTCAAATGCGTAGAGACAACTACTGTTACCGATCAAGCCGATTATGTTTTGCCTCAAGATTTTCTGAAGCTTAACAGGCTGGAATACATAGACGGTCAAACAACAACCACTCAGCCCATCACTATTGATGGAATAACGCTGAATCAAAAAAATGTATTTCCCATCGATAGCGGTACACCTGTTTCATATTTTCTAAAAAAGAACAGGCTTATCTTAGTGCCCCCTCCCGATTCTCCACAAACTCTTAGATTGTTTTACACCTATAGAGTTCCAGAGCTAATTGAAGATGCGGAAACGCCAGATATTCCAGCTGAATATCACCAGGCTCCTGCTATATGGGCAGCAGTAGATTGCTTACTAAAGGATGGTAGAGATCCATCAACTTTGCTAATTAAGAAACAAGAATATTTGTCGCTTTTCAAACAACACGCTGATGAACGCACTGTTGATAAGCCAAGGGAAGTAATAACAACCGATGGTTATTTAACGGGATCATATTTTTATTAAATGCCTCAGCCAAAGCTTAAAAGTGAAAACTATCAAAATCTTGGTGGTATAAACATCAAGGCAAGTGAATACATCACTGGCCCTTTTCAGTTTTTAGACATAAGAAATTTAGACTTTGAACGACCTGGATCTCTTAAACAACGCGACGGCTCTACCCTATATACTGGTGCTACTGTTAGTGGCCGTATTACTGGTCTTTATGAGTTTGAAAAACTAGATGGATCGAGCTATTTAATTTCGTCAGCAAACACGAACATTTATACGGTTACAAGTGGTGGGTTTAGTGTTTTTAACACCGGCTTAAAAAACAACGCACTCTTTGATTTTGTTACTTTTGTTGATCGACTGTTTTCTGCAAACGGGGAAGATTTTTTCAAGTTTGATGGGACAAATGTTTCTGAGTATTCTCTTCCTGATGGAGCTACGTTTACGGTTGGATACACGTCTGGTCCTACTGGAACGACGGGTCTTTATAAGTATGCATACGGATATTTAAATGATCGTGGTTATTTGGGACCATGTGGTCCTGAGATATCAGCATCGGTTACTGCTACTAACAATGCGGTTTTAACGGGATTAACTACTCCACTAGGCTTTGGCATTACTTCGCTTGTTTTTTATCGGACATCTCCAAACGGGTCTGATCTATTTCAAATAGGCACAGCTCCTGCTGGCGCTAGCATATTTGTCGACTCAAATTTGTCACTTGGGACAACCCCTTGTAATGACAATCTTTATTTTACTTTAGCGCCTCGATATTTAGAGATTTATAATAATCAGCTCTTTATGGCTGGGTTTTCTTCAGCTTTATCTACGTTTTATTTTAGTGATATCGGAGAGCCAGAGGGAGTTCCTCCGGAGAACTTTGTAGAAGTTAGAACTAACGATGGAGATCGAATTACAGGAATGGCAAACTTTCTTGGATCATTGTTAGTGTTCAAGGAAAGGTCGTTTCACGTTTTATCAGGTGATAATCCCACTAACTTTCTTCTTAGAGAAATATCTAATCAATACGGGTGTTTATCAAACAGAGCGGTTGTAAACTTTGAAGATCGAATTTTGTTTTTAGATAGAAAAGGCATTGTTGAATACAATGGAGCAAACATTCGAGTCATTTCTAATCCAATTGAATCTGTGTTTTTAGGAATGAATTTAACTGCAGCTAAAGATAATGCTGTAGCAATTCACAATAGATTATCGAATCAGGCTTGGTTTGCTATTCCTTGTGATGGTTCTACGGAGAACAATTGTGTTATTGTTTATGATTATCTTTTGGATGCGTGGACCATTTTTGAAGGGTTTAATTCCTCTTCGTTGACTGTAGCGCGGCGTGAATTTGGTCAAGAAACAGTGTTTACTGGGTCATACAATGGTTCTATTAGCAATTTCGGCGCGAGTCTTTACGGAGACAACGGCCAAGGATTTACGTGCTCATTTAAGACGAGATTTCTCAGTGAGATGGGGAAATCTACGACGGAGCAATACCGGCGATTATATATGGACGTTGACCCAATTGCGGGCGTTACCACACCATTAGAAATTAAATTTAAAAAAGATTATCAAGACGATACGGTTTTAGAGCGTACGATGTACTCAAGCCAGTTTCAATCTCGCATTGATTTTGGCATCCCAGCAAAGTCTTTAGCGTTTGAGATGTTTAAAAACGGAGCATCAACAAGCATCCAGGTTAACGGTTTTACTATTGAGTCTAGGGAGCAGCGAAGAACATGAAGATTAAAGCGACTCCTGATGTTTCAAACGTTTCAAGTCTTGAAGAGCTTAAGAGATTTAGCACCATTGTTCTTAAAGAAATAGTTGAAGTAATTAACGGAAATGTGCGTATTGACGACAATTTATCTGCAAATATTATTTCTGTCAGTTTAGCGGGTGCTACTGAGGTCGCGGTCAGTCATGGTTTAAATCGATCTCCTATTGGTTATTTAGTGGTAAAAGCGCCGTCGGCTTTATCAGTTTTTGATGGAGATAGTGAAAATACTGCAGAAACTTTGTATATTAAAAGTAATGCTAATGCTCAAGTAAGCTTACTTGTATTTTAAGGATAGATTATGCCGATTAAAGAAGCGATGGACAAAATCAGTCAGATGAAGCAGCAGCAGAAGGATTCCTTTAAGGCTGTTGATGAAGATTTTTCTAAGTTTGCCAAACAGTCTTACGAGCAGGCAAAACAAGCCCGAGCACGTGCTCCAATGCAGCAGCAAATTGCTCAAGCTCAAATTGGAGATGCGGGAAGAAGGGGTTTAGCAGAAAATCTTTCTGGAATTAGACAGCAGGCCTCTGGAAGAGGATTACTTTACAGTGGGCTACGTCAAGCTGGTGAGTCAGGAGCGAGAGCTCAGATGGGTGCAGATGTAGCTCGTCAAACGGCCATGGCTAACCGTCAAATTGAAGATCAGGCGTTTGCAGCAGAACAACAGGCATTACAAAACCTTTTACAAAAGAGACAAGCTGAATCGGCTTTAGATGAATTGTATAATGCAGGTATTAGACAAAAAGCAGAACAACAAGCTAATCGACCAGGATTTTTAGGAATCTTTTAATATGTCTATTTTCGGTGGAATATCAGCACAGAAAACGTTGAAGGGTTTAGAAAGTACGCGGCAGGAAGATCCTGATTTAAGAGATCTACGAACGCACATGCGTGATGCGGCTTTAGCTGGACCGGAAACGCTTGTAGCACAGCAACTCAATGCAGTTGAAAAACAAGCTCAACCTTTTGTTCAATCAAGTGATCAATTTCAAAGCGGTCTTGGAATGCAGCAAGATCCTGCCTTTACTGAAGCTTTATCGAGAAGAGGCCAAAAGATCTTTGATCGAGATTACACTGATTTGAGACGACAGCTCCAACTTGAGGCTCCAAGTTATCAGCAACAGCGTATGGCTGCTGTAATGCCTGCTATGGCTGCTAAAGCACAAGAGAACATTAATATTAAGGCTCAGAAGTCTCAAAACGAAGCTGCCCGACAAGCAGCTAGAAATGCTATGATTAGTTCAATAACGGGTGGTTTAGGTAGCGTTGCTGGAGCAGGTATTGGTTTAGCTACAGGCGGGGGCGCTCAAGGAGCAGCTTTTGGTGCACAAATGGGTAGAGGAATCTTTCAATAGGTGATGACATGAGTGATTTTATACAGGGAGCTGCAGGACTTTTAGGCGCGATTGAAGAGCGTGATGCCATTAAAGCGCAGCAAGAAAGAGATGCAAAGCGCGAAGCATTTGAAAAAAAACTAAAACTCAAACAATCTGGTTTACAAGAGCAAGAAATTAAAGATCCTGAAACAGGTGAGACTCGGATTGAGTTAGTCCCTTCCCCTGAAGCTCAGCAACAAAGACAGTATGATCAACAAAAACGAGCAGAAGAAAACAAACTTCGAAGTCAAAGACTAAAAAAGGGTGAATTTGAACTTGAAGAATTAAAACAAAAAGATTCTCCTAGAAAACGACTAAATAAACTTGGAAGTGAAACACAACGTAAAGTAGGAATGCTTGTAAGTGGTTTGACAAATTTAACTGATTACGAAAAAGCGTTTCGAGGTGGTGGTCGACCTGGTTACATTACATCTGAAACACCGCTTGTTGGTGGGTTGATTTCAGATACACCCATTGAAATGGCTAGAAGAAATATGGAAGAGGTGATTGGTCGTTTAGCATCTGGTGGTGCAATCAATCAGCCCGAAGAAGAACGGTTTAGAAAAATGCTACCTAGACCAGGTGACGATGAAAAAACTCAAATCGCAAAACTTTTAAATACTAGACGAGAATATGAAAACAAGCTTCGAGCATTTGGTGTATCTCCAGAAGACCTTGGTGAATTAGGTTTTGACACTGAAGATTTAGGTCAAAGCGGACAATATGCAAGTGCACCTCAACGTGGACTTATACCAAAAGATGAATCTCAAAGAGGTTTGATAGGCGGAATAAAATCGTTATTTAGTAATGCTTTCGATGAGCGCGGTGCTGTAGCTGCGCCACAGCCTGGAATAGTCGAAGACGGTTATAGATTCAAAGGCGGTGATCCTGCGGATCCTAAAAGTTGGGAAAGAGTGCAGTAATGCCTAAACCTTGGGAAAAATATAGTCCAACAAAAAAAACTGAAACTGCGGATCAATCTGGTCCATGGAATAAATTTCAACAAAAACCCATTGAAGATTCACAAACTGACTTCGGAACTAAAGCTCGAGTGTTTGGTGAGCAAGCTGCAGATGTTCTTACTTTAGGATATTTGCCTCAAATTGAAGGCGGTATTCGTTCTTTGGTTGGTCCAGAAAGTTATCTCGAAGAACGTGAAATGGTTTCGGAAAGAATGCGGGCTGGAGAAGAGCAAGCGCCTTCTTATGCGACAGCGGGTAAGATTGCAGGCGCAGGAGCAGGTTTACTTATTCCAGGTGGAGCTGCTACGCAAGCTGCAACACGTTTAGGTGCATTAGGACGGGCTGCAGGTACGGGTGCCGCAATGGGGTTACTGGCTGATCCTGGTGATGTAAAAGGTGAGGTTACTCCACTTCAGTTGGAGCAAAGAGGCAAACAGGCTTTAACGGGTGCAGCGTTTGGGGGGTTACTCGGTGCAGGTGGACAAGCTCTTGGTAAAATGGCTAGTAAAATGGCCACACCTCAACAAAAGGCTGCTGGCTTACTTAAAGAAGCTGCCGGTAAAAAAGCATTTAAAGCAGTAGGTCCCTATAAGCGGGATGTAGCAAAAGCAGGTGATAAAATTAGTGATATTGGTAAAACACTTTTAAATAGAAAAGTTGTGAAGGTTTTACCTGCTAGTTATGAAAAGCTCGCTAAGCGTGCAACTGACGAGTTTGTAAAAGTGGGAAAAAAATACGGAGATGTCATTGAAGACATTGCTAAAAAATCAAACGTAAAAGTAAATAGGGCAAATGTTGCTCAACGTGCTTTACGTGATTTAAGTGCTGATCCAGATATTCCAGGTGTAGCACGACAAAACAAGCGAGTTCAGCTTTTATTGGATGAGTTTAGTAAACGTCCTGACATGAACATTCTAGAAGCTCAAAAACTAAGAAAGTCTTTAAAGGGTCAGATTAACTGGGACCGACTTCCTGGAGCGGACATTCCAATTAATGAACAGGTTTATCGAAAGTTGTACTTTGAATTAGGCAACACTATTGAAGAGGCTGCTAAAAAAGGGGCTGAAAGCGCTGGTGGGGATTTAGCAGCGAAATATATGCAACTTAGAAATGATTATCACAACTTAAGAAGAGCGGGAGAGATAGCTAGTAAGCGAGCCGGTGGTGAGTTCGCAAATAGATTTATATCGCTTAGTGATTATCAAGCGGGTCAATCTGGAGCAATGATGGGCACAGCTCGAGCGTTGGCAATGGGAGCTTCTCCTGAAAGAATGATTACTGAAGCGGTGATTGGGGGAGTGATTGGATCTCTTACCAATAAAGGATTCCGTCGATTCGCGAACCAAGCGCAGGCACAAGGCGCTTTAAGAGCAGCCAACCTGCTTGACAAAAGCTCGGCCTTACAAACAAAGTTTGCAAATGTGCTCGAAAAAGTGTCGAAAGAATCTCCTGAGAAGATGGTACAAGCATTGTATCGCCTTTCTTTATTACCTGAATTTGCGGAGGAATAATGCCAGTATTAAACGTACCTAAATCAAAAAAACGCACGCCTGAGGAAATACGCGCACAGAGACGGAATATAGCGGAGACGCTTAAAGGCCATGACAACGCCACCCTGAAAGCCTTGAAAAATAAGATGTTTAATCTCTTTGGCGAGGGTAAAAAGGCTCGCGCCGCAGAGAAACAAAAATAGTTGTGCAGCAAGCGCTGATAAATTCATTGAAAATTCCGGATGATCAAGTGGGTTAACTAAAAATAACACACTGAGTGGTAAACCAACGGCTATATTAACTATATGACAAAAATTGTTACTAACCATAAGTCCGCTAAAAAAGAACATTGTATACATTAAAACTTTTTCCAACTTAATCATACTACTATTATAACACAACGCATCTACTTTATAATGTGTAATAGGTGACACATGGATAACTTTGCAAGTATTGGAAATAGTGGCGGAATTTTAAAGAAGAACTATGGCTCAGATGCTGTAAGGCGTGATGCCACTGAAGAGGCTTTAACCCGTAGAAGAAACAAGCTTTTTGAAACAAAAATGGGTGAGAAGCCGGAACAAATAAAATCACAACTACCTGGGGGATAATATGGCTGTTGAGAATAAAGAAGTAGCAATTGCTAAAGAAGTAGATGACGTGCTCGAGCTTTTGGTTTGCATTGTAAAAGATCTTAAAGCCAAAAAAGACACTAATGCTCTTTTGTCAGACAACCTTCCAAAACTTATGGATGCGATTGCTGGAGTTGATCAATTAGATGATGAGCTTAAGCAAAACAGACAAGAAGTAATGAATGCGGCCGGTTTACGAATTGCTGAACTCGTAGAAGCACTTCTTGGATAAGTCTTTTTGGAAAAGTAAAACTATTTGGTTTGCGGTGATTACTGCAATCCTATTGGGATTTGAGCCACAGATTCAAGCGCTCGTCCAACAAAGCCCTGGCATGTTTGGGTCTGTGCTCTCATCCGTTTTTATCTTTTTAAGAATTATTACAAAATGTCCCGTCAAATTAAAATAGCGTTATTACTATTAATATCTGCGTGTTCTACGTCACCCGACACGATTGACCTAAACAAGATTTATCGCAAAGACATGTCAATTGAAGTCAATGGTTTTAAAAATCAAGGTACCGTGGTTGTTCCAAAAGCAAATAAATACAAATTTAAAGTAAGGGGTATTGCCAAGTTAGATCTTTTTACTATTTCAACTTGCTCAAGAGAAATCACTCAAGAGGAGGCGGGTGGTAGTGGTTGGTTTACAAACACCAAAAAGTATGAGTTTGACTTTGTTCCTCTTCCTATCGAAAAAAAACCTGGGTGTCCCATTCGTCTAAGTGCTCTAACAAAATCGACTCCTAAGCATTCGTGGGGATATGTCGACTTTCAAGATGATCTTCATAAATTGCCTGCGACCTTACAATGTAACGGAAAATGGGTAAATTCATCGGGTGTAAGTATTTGCCAATCAAAAAAGGGTTTACTGCAACAGATTGATTTTTATCAGGATACAAGAGTAAGCAAAGCAGGGTCTTGTAATTTTGATTCTGAATTTGAGATATCAAAAAGCTTTGTCTTTACAATGCAACAAGGTGAGTGTGTTTATTTATTTAAAGAGGTTGGTGGACAACGTCTACATCGGCTTACGACGATTGGATACGATCAAATTATTTTAAAGGATTAATATGTGGGGAATTCTTTTAAAAATAGGTTTATGGGCTGTCGAGCAATTTATACTTCGACAAGGTGGTAAGTCTAAAAGTCAGAAACAATTTTATGAGCTTGTAAAGGCTCTAGAAGAAGATTCTTTAATCTCTGCAGGGCTTAGAGCTAGCTACGATGAACAATACAAAGACCTTCAGGGAAAAGAATAAAACCGGTAAACGAAAGGATATGACATGTCTGTTGTATTAAATCACGATATAAATGGTATGTGCGTTCGAGTTAATCGAATGGCAGAAGAGTTGTATAAATCAGTTTCAAGTGGGCTTAGTCACACTAACTCATTTGACCAAGCAAGATGGCAATCTTACATCAATGCTTTTAGAACATACAAAGCATGGGTAGAAGCTCAGCCTCAGTTGGATCTTCCAGAAACTCACCCACGAGAAATCAACGTTGAGCCAATGGTTGAAATTACTAATGTTGAGAACGAAGCGATTAATGACGTTTTAAATCTATTCAAAATTTTAAAAGATGAAATGATGAGCTCACAGTCTTCTCGTATGCCTGCTGGACTTATTAGTCATGATTCTATTCGTATCGATGCACTTGTAGACAAGATTGAGAAACTTCTTGTTGATTACGTAGCTGTCATTCAGCCTGTTGATTTTCCTGAAAGTTCACCACAAGAAATTATTAGTGGTCCTGGAAAACAAGGTGTATAGTTAGCAGGTACTTTACGAAAATTCTCGCACCCGGTTCAGAGTTTGTCTTTGGGCCGGGTTTTTTTATACCCACTTGATGCGTCTGGGTTGGCAGGGCACACAAAATTCATTAAACCCGTTTGAAACAAATAACTCATTGCATTTTCTACATGTAATAGTTCGGCAGTCGAGACAAACCCCCGACGAATGAGTCGTAATTTGCGAGCATAGGCAGAGCGCTTCATCTCGCTTAAGTTGGCGTTTTTGTTTACCTTTATACGACAACGACCCATATTTTCTTCGGTGTCCCCCCATTGAAAAAGTTTATCATGACTTTATATATAAAATATGTAAGAGGAAACAGTTATGAGCATTATGTTTGATATGGCTATTTTGAAGTGGGCAAATGAGTTTGAATTAGAACCTGAACTTATCAAAGCGGTCATGGCAGTAGAGAGTGCTTATCAAGCCGACGCTATTCGTTATGAACCTAACTTTCGCTGGATAGACACAACAACTGTTGATAAGTATGCGAAAAAATTCAATATTACTTATGACACGGAGTTAATTCTTTCAAAGTGTAGTTTAGGTTTAATGCAAACAATGGGCAGTGTGTTGCGTGAGCTTGGGCATGAGGGTCATTTGCTTGACGTTATTCGAACACCAGCAATTAGCATTAAATTTGGTGCAAAGAAATTAAGTGAATTAACAGATTTGTATGGCGACATGAAAGATGTCATTGCGTCTTATAATGCAGGTTCACCACGAAAACTCTCTGGTGGCATCTATGTTAATCAAGAATATGTAAATAAAGTTCTTAATGAATACGACAAATTAAAAAGGCTTAATCCTTTATTTGTTCCATAGCGTACTGATATTCATCAGTAGCAACCCACTTGTTGCCGTTCTCAGAAAAGTACTTTTTAGACTGTATTTTGTAGTCAATTTTCTTTTTTTCCGTAGCTAATGACGCGTCCCTAAACAATAGTCGATTGTTTGGTTGTAAACAAAATTGTCCGGTATCGAGTTCAATAAAGTGTGCGCATTTATGTTCGCCGGGTGTTTCGACAAGGGAGCAGTCTAAAATATTGGGATCTGAGGCCATAAAGTCGATTGTAAATAGATAGGTCCCAGTTTGCTTTGTTTTGTCCTTTAAAAGGGCTTCTACGGTCATATGACGTAGGAATCTATACTCTATGACAGCGAGCTCGTAACTAAAGGCGTCCCAGCACTCAAGTGTTTCAAGTTGTTTGTATTCGCAGGGCTTTTTACAGAAGGCTGAAATAGGAAGTCTGTAGTAAACGGCTCCGTTATCAATCAGCACATGAAACAAGATTGCTCGACCTGCGATTGAGCACACTCCAAAGAGCCAACCCTCTTCGTACTCACCAAATCCCTGATTGAAATCATACAAGTATTCTTTGCGAACAAAGACCTTTTGTGGCGGAATATTAGCATTGAGGTGAGCCATGACTGAAAAGATAGCATTTAATGGAATTGTTCAAAAGGTGCAGACAACGATTGATGGCGGATGGTCTGTAACGTTTGTAGTTGATTCCACTGAAGGTGCCAAAATGGCCCTTTTAGGGAATATTCGTGATGAGGTGTTAACAGTAGAAATTCCACTTAATAAACAACAAGAAGATAATTTTTCATTTGATGATGTTGACTACTCGTTGTAGTTAACGCGCCATGGATATGTATGTGTGCAATTGTCTTGAGTGTGTCTCAAGGGAGGAAGATTGTCATGGATCTTGCTCTGATGATGACACTGCCTGTGTTGGATGTCGTGAGTGGTTTGAAGAGATTTCAGAAATAAGATTTGAAATCGATTGTGCTCAAGGACGTTTATGAAACAAAGCTTAGCAACGATAACAGCAAAGATGATGGAGCTTGAAGAGAAGCTTTTAGAAATCAACGGTGAATTAAACGCTGATATGGAACTTGCGCTTGATGAGTTACACGCAGAGCTTTCTCAAAAGATTGACAGCTATCGGTATCAGCTTTGGAAGTTAAACACGCTTGAAAAAATGATGCTTGAGAAATCAAAGCATTTTGCAAATGCATCTAAGACATGCAAAAAAGCCCAAGAATATTTAAAAAATAAACTTAAGCAGCACATGGAAATTACTGGAAACAAAAAACTTTCTGGTAAGAACGATACAATTACGCTTTGTAAGAGTAGGGATAAGTTAATTATAGAAGAAGATCTTTTAGAGCAGAAGTGGAAGTTACAAGAGTTTCGTTGGGTGCCTGACAAGGAAAAGATACGTCGGGCTTTGGAAGATGGGAACGAAGTTAAGGGAGCTAAACTTCGACCAAGTAGCTCTCTTCGTTTTGGTGTCAATAGGGGGATGACCAATGATGATGGAGCTTCAGATGGATGATTATTTAATTATAGGATTAATTATGTTTTGTGTGGGGGCACTTGCGGTTGACTATGTTTACCGTAAAAAGAAAAGGAAAGAATTAGATGAGTACTTGGACGGCCTCTTCAGAGAGCAAGAAGAAAGAACACGTAACTAAAAAGGGAACACATCTTCCTATCACAGACATTAAAGGCAAAGACTATTTGCAAGTGGCATGGCGCCTCGTTTGGTTTCGAGAGGAACACCCGACATGGGGAATTGAAACTGAGCAGGTGGGTGCAATAGAGGGTGCGTGTTTATTTAAAGCAGTTATTAAAGATGAAAGTGGGAGAGTCTTAGCTACGGGACACAAATCTGAGACACATAAAAAGTTTCCAGATTATCGTGAGAAGGCTGAGACGGGTGCTATTGGAAGAGCGCTTGCGCTTTTAGGTTATGGCACCCAATTTTGTGGGGATGAGCTCGACGAGGGGGAGCGCATTGTTGACTCCCCTTTGTCGAAGTAATGGCTGCGCGAGAAGGATTCGAACCTCCGACCAATGCATTAACAGTGCACCGCTCTACCGCTGAGCTACCGCGCATCACCAAATTATCGCCCTTGGCTATTTACGGTTTGTAAAAGCGCTAGGGTATTTTCCATATGACCATATTTCTTATCAGAGACAATTTTATTTTCAGCAGCTTGAAAATTGTTTGTTTCTGTAAATTTAAAGATCCAATCAACCGGATCTAGGCCACTATCGTTTTGATTAACGAGTGCGTGATAACAGATGCCGATGACGCTACCAAAATTATAGGTCTCTGCACCAATCGTATCCATCAGTCCGTCTTGAGGAATTTCATCTAATAAGACGAATTCATTTCCGATTTTCTTATGTGTCGGTACTCTTTGATAGGGTCCTTTGTCTCCAGGTTTCCAAGCATAGTCTTGAATGGCTTGGCAAAGGCCTACGAGAACGTCTAGATAGTCTCCTGTGAGCCGAAAGACGCCTAAGAGTGCTGTGGCATAGAAGCAGGCTGGATAGCTTTGTCCGACCCAGTATTGGCTATTAAAGGGTTCTGTAGACATGACTTTAAACGCTGTTTGTCGATGGAGCCATCCGGAAGGAAGCTGAACGTAACGAAGAAGATCCATGACTTCTGTTAACCATTTGAGATCTCTTTGTTTATTTTTAAAGTTCACCTGAAAAGCAGCAGCATGAGCGACACAGTCAATCATCCAAGCGGCTTCTCTTCCTTCACCGATACCGTCTGCTTCATCAAAGCTGTTGATATCCCAGCGCCCATTTTTTCCTGTCCAGTAGGCCATTTTCTGTAATTGAGCGTCCCCTAAAAAGCCAATCTTTGTCATGGGATCATTGGTTAACCAGACGAGCATTTGTTGGCGACCTGTTACACGTCGAAGGTGTTGATGATCGATATTCATCCATTGTCGAAGTTCATCTTCGTAATCACAAGTTCCTTTATTTCCAGTTGCTTTTGAAAAAAAGAAAGGAGCATCTTGAACTTGTCCACCTGACACTTGCCAGTTATTCGAGAAGATCTTCCAAGGAGTGGACCCATCAGCATTGACATAATCCTCAGGCATAACAGGCATACCGTTTGATTCGTAGATATGTCCTTTTTGACGAGTATTGTATCGATATTCAGTAATGTAAGCGGTTTCAATTTCTCTTACATTTTTAAGCATAGGGGCAAATGAGTGTGGAATGTTTTCAATATCAACCCCACCTGTTCCACCTTGATACTTAATATCCGATAGAACATAAAGTCCATCAGACTCGGGCATCGTTTGATTACTGTACATCCCTTCATTGTTTTGAAATTTAGCTAAAGTGGAATTGTAGTTATTTTCAGCTTTTCCTTCAGCTTGAGGATGCATTCCAATTTCAAATCGTTGTAAGAGGTAGTCTCCTTTAAAGTAATCAGCAAAGCCTTGTCCCCACGTTTTAGGTTTATGACTTTCAGCTGATTTATGAATAGCAAGACGTCTAGAGATTCGTGCTTGCTTTAAAAGAAGGTGTTTAAAGGGCCTAATTAAGTATTCGTTTTGTTTCGTTCCGTATGGAATGTGTTCACTAAAATCCATTCCTGATGGAAGATCGAGTTTGATGTAATCAAAGTAAAAATCTCCTTTAGCTGGAAGCTGACAGTTATGGATATTAAGATCAAGATCCCATGAATTACTAAATGTTTTAAAATCCAAGTAAGCATGCACTCCGATATGCGTGCCGTTAGCGTGACAGTAGAAAGTTGATCTTGCTCCTCCGAGTCGGTGAGCTGCGACTGGGTTTAAGAAGTTAAGGGGTATTTTATATTCATCAGCATCTTGAGGTTTAACAATAAGAGAGATTCCATTTAGGAGTGCGATTCCATCTTCGTCATAATCGATGCGTTGTTGAATTGAAGTTCCCTCTACGAGATTAAATTCGATATCACCTGAGAAGGAGTCATCAATTTTAGCGCAAAACTCTACGAGTATTCCTTCGTGTAAATCAGCGACTTTTTGCCACTGAGTGAAATAGGTTTTGCCGTCCTTTTCGACTCTGTATGGACAGGTGGGGTTAAAGGTTTGGTTTGCAAGGAACTTTGTTGCAGAAAAGCAAAAAGGCTCGCCTGGTGCGTTTACATATAGTTTCATTATTCATCCTCCCGATGTGTGTAGCGATTATACCGCCATTAATTTGATTTTGATCATATGACCGTGAGAGAATTGTCGTCAAAGGATTGCAACGGATGGCGTCCAAGCGAGATTATCGGGCATTAATTATACCCGACCTTCAAATTCCTTTTCATGCTGAAGACTCGTTAGAGTTTGTAAAGCGTGTTGCCAAAGAGATTAAGCCTGATGAGATTTATAATGTGGGTGATGAGCTTGATCTTTATTTCTTCTCTCTTTACCGCAAGCATCCGGAGATGCGGTTAGATCCACTCAGTGAACTTGCACAAGCAAAAGATGAATTAAAACGCTGGTATAAGGCGTTTCCCCAAATGAGGCTTGCAACAAGTAATCATGGATCTCGCATTATTAAGAAGGCACTGGATGCAGATATTCCTTCACAACTACTTAAAAGCTACCGTCAAATTATTGACGCTCCTTCGGGATGGAGGTGGAGAGATGAGTGGTACACGGTGTGTAAGTATCCTTTTCGGATTTATCATGGGTGTGGGTACAGCGGAGTGAAGGGTCATGTGAATGCTGCTTTAGACGCCCGTATTAGCACCGTCATTGGACATTTACATGCTTTCGGAGGTCACATTGCCCATATGAATACTTTGGGCTCTAATCGCCCATTATGGGCCGCTAATGCCGGGTGTCTTATTGACACCAATTCTCTCGCATTTCATTACGGTAAGAAGCATCGTCATCAGCCTGTGCTTGGATGTGTGACGGTCGTTGATAACGGATTAAAACCGATATTTCACCCTTATGAAAAGTAAGTTAAAGATCGGCAAGTCGGAGTATTGGATTAGTTTTTGTGAGATTGATGAGCCTGCGACCTGGGGTCTTTGTGATTACAACGACAAGAAGATCTCGATTCGCCATGATCTTTCAGCAAAAAACCTTCTTAAAACCTTTATTCATGAGCTTTTACACGCGCTCTCAGATGAACACCATGTCAAACTGACTGAATCCCAGGTGCTTCGCTTGGAACAGGCGATCTACTTGTTTTTAAGAAAGAATTACCCAAGGATGACGATAAAACGGTGGTTAAAGTTAATTTAAGGGCGGGTCACCTCGGATCGTCGTTTGAGCGCCCACCCCTAAATATGCAATATACCTAGTTGAAGACTTCCCTTTTTACGTATTTTATTTTCGTGTGCAAGAAATATTCGTGTGGTTTGAGTATTTTGTGATGACACAATTAGACCACTCGGTCTGACACTCCATCACCCTCATCCCAGAAACAGGATCATGAAAAATAACCTTACATGCCTCCTCAGAAGCTAAACTCGACAATGAAAACAACAAACCCAATAATATTACTTTAATCATGATGCCGTGTATAAATTAATCTGTGTGCTGTGTCAAAATGTTTCTTGAGCTTATTTATAAGTTTCTAGCTTTAGATAAACGACCCTTCTTGTGGGGTTATGCCTCTAGGTCCCACTAAGCAAGGTTTTTTATGACAAATCCTATAAATCTAAAAGGTGTTCCTTTGTCAGCATGCCTCAACTGACTCTTACTAAAAACAACCCCGTTTGATTCAACAAACTCTAAAAGAGAACCCGGACCTAGCTTTATTGTCCTAAGTACTATCCTTTAAGATTATTTCAGATCATTTGTTCATTGGAGGTTAAAAACGATAAGGTGTCTTACGGGTGGTCGCTTCGTAGAGTTTATCCTCGTAAGTGTGTCTGCCTCTTTGTTTCTAAATCCAAAGCTAAAGGTTAATAGAATTTATCAAGACAGTGTTTAAAGTGCTCCTGTCAATTCACTACCTGTTCCACCTTTAGAAGTTCTATCTATTCTACCTAAGTCATAGAGCTGTCAACAAGAGAACGGACTGACAAAAAAAGTCTCTAGACAAATAAAATTATAGTACTAGAAACGGGAGGTAAGTACATGAACCTAGTTTGGAGAAAAGCGAGAAATGAGTAATGTCAACTACATCGTTATACAGGGTAAAGTCTGTAATAACATCAAGACCCATAAGTCTAAAAAGGGTAATGAATACGTAAAGTTTTCCTTAGCGATCAGTCGAAAAGTAGGTGAAGGTTGGGAGACCGGTTTTGTAGATGTTCTTTTATTTCAGTGGGATGAAAAGATTGTCGAAGCTGTACAACCTAAAAATAAAATTATTGTTACAGGAAAACATTCGATCTCACCTATAGAAAATAACTCAGGTAAGTTAGAGCTCAGCATCTTTGCAGAGGATGTTGCTTTAGTTGATGATGTTTCTCCAGCACATAAGACAGCGAGTCATAGTGGAGAGTTTGAACGTTTTAAAAAGGGTCCTCGTTCAACAGATAAAAAAGTCGTTTATAACAAGCCCAAGCAGGATCGATTACCGGAAGTCACTTCAAATCTTCTTACAGAAGAAGACATCCCGTTTTAAACTAGGCGATTAAATACAGGAATGGCTATGGGCTGTTACGGTATTAGGTCTAATTTTCTACTTAGGATGGCCTTCGTAAAGGACAAGAAATATGGACATAGAACAAGAATTTGAAATTTTAACTGTTATTACAAGTCTAACTCCTTTAAAAGTGAAGTGAATCAAGTAGTTAAATACATAGCCTGGTCCAGGCCTCTTTCTGGGTCTAGGAGTAAATGCATATAAAACCAATTGCCATACATAGTCATTCCTTTTGTCATAAACTCTAGTAAACTGGTAGTGTGGAACTCAATGGAAAAACTCCACCTGAAAGCTGGCAACATTACCAAAAACTCGTCCTAAATGAGCTAGAACGGCTCAGAGAACAGCACGACGCACTTCAAAGCCAACAACAAAACATCCTAATCGAAATATACATGCTTAAAGTCAGATCCGGAGTCTGGGGCCTTATGGGCGGCCTCATCCCAGTCCTCGTCGCCCTCTTATTGACATTCCTAAAAAAATAAGAAACACACTAAATAGTGAGTAAATATAAAAATAAACGGGTAGAATATCTAAACTACTCCTTCGCCTCCCGCGGTGAATACGAATGCTTCGCTCACCTCAAACTCCTCGAAAAAGCAGGAGAAATCTCCGTCGACAAAGTTCAAGACAATGTCTACCTCACCAAAGCTCGCATCCACTACAAACCCGACTTCAAATGCACTCACCTCAAAACCAATGAACCCTTCTGGGTCGAATTTAAAGGCTTCGAAACACCAACCTGGAGAATTAAACGTAAACTCTGGCTTCACTACGGCCCAGGACCACTTGAGATTTACAAAAAAGGCAATAATGGAGTAAAATTAACGGAGACACTAACCCCTAAATAGTGTTAAAGAGGATTAAAGAAGTTATGGCCTTTGGAAGACCAAAAAAGGAATTTAGTTGGGAAAAGTTTGTTCAATTGTGCGGCATGCCGTCTCCAATCGTCACAAATAAGCAAATAGCCGAAATCATGGATGTTTCTGAAGACACCATCGAGAGACGCATTAAAGAGCACTACCCCGCGTTAACTTTTGCGGATTTTCGCGCAACGTGTTATACGACAACTAAATCGAAGCTTTTTGCTGCACAAATGAAGCAGGCGTTAAAGGGGAACCCTCAGTTGTTAATTCACTTAGGAAAGAACTACTTAGGGCAAGATCGAGATATTCAACGAAGTGAAGTGACTGTAAAAGACGAAGATCAAACCGCTAAAGACCTAGCACTTCAGTTAAACAAAATTCAAAATGACAAACGAACTAAACCTGACAGCTGAGCAACAAAGACAGGTTAATAAGTATCGACTCTTTGATATTTATTCTAACTCCCTGTATCACTTCGCTAAGTATTGCTTAGGGTATGAGGATGTAAACTGGAACACTCATGGACCCATTATTGAGGCCTTAGAGGGGAAAAGTAAGCGTAAGCTGATTGTATGCCCTAGGGGGGCGTTTAAAAGCTCTCTGTGTGTCATCTCGTACTGCCTATGGCTTATTGTAAAAGACCCTGATGTCAGAATCCTGATTGACTCAGAGCTCTTTACCAACTCAAAGAACTTTATCCGTGAAATGCAGGCTCATCTAGAATCACCCCGCTTTATCGCCATCTTCGGAGATATGAAATCAAAATGGGACTGGACCCAATCTCACTTCACCGTGAAACCTCGTGTTAAAGCACATAAAAACTCTACAGTAACGGCCGGTGGAGTCGGAACGGTGAAAACAGGAGCACACTTTACGCATATCATCGCTGATGACTTAAATAGTCATATGAACTCTGCTACAGAAGATGGGCGTCAAAAAGTAATTCAACATTATCGATATTACACTTCACTTTTAGAGCCAGATGGGACAATTGTGGTAGTAGGGACTCGTTATGCGGCTAATGACGTTATAGGATACATATTAGAAAACGAGGTGGGAGTTGACCCAACAGGAAAAAAAGATTTGCGGGAAGATTCAGGGCTTCTACAAAAATCAACAAGCACTACTGAACTGGGCTAGCTTCCTTGTCGAAGCAGATGAAGCAGCCTTTGCACTCACCCTACTAGAAAAAGGCGTACCCGGTTACTTTAGAGATAATCCCACTAAAGAAATGGTCAACCTTCGTCGAACCATTAGACGACAACTCATGACGACGGCCGATTACATTAAAAATGACGCGGATGATCCTTGTGATGATGAAAGAGCAAAACTATCTGTAGAGCAACTCCATCGGGCTGGTGTCGTAGAGGACATCATTAAGGATTACAATGAAAGAGACATCAAACCTCATGTTGTGGATCTTGGCCCTGGTGATTATTGGCTCCCTTTGGGACTTAAGCAAAGAAATGCTGTATTCACTTACCGTCCGGTATCAGTGCAACCAACAGCAAAATTACTAGCAAAAGACCGATTAAAAGACATTCTCATCGATCATGATCCTTTTAAAGCCCCTATCATCTTTCTTGCTATGGAAATCATTGAGCATCTTTGGAACCCACATGAAATCGCGCAAACCGCAGACAAAATCGAAAACACCCCTCATCACATTGTCATAACCACGCCGCTTTATACGTTTGGCGAAGGAAACGACACATGGACTAAACCTAATGATTTCGGTAAACTTGGACACATTCGTACGTTTACCCCTATTGAATTTCAAGAAGAGGTCACACGAATGTTTTTTGGTTACAATTGGAAAATGCACATACAACAGTGCATGGTTATGGAAGGAACCTTAAAAGATGAGTTCAAATAGAGTTGGACTAGCTGAGGGAATGTCAGCTTTTCAAATGGATGTAGGCCTTAGTTCTATCGTTGAAATCCCAGCAATTGCAGGACAAGTAGGTCTTGCGATTAGACGTGTTGCGGGAGGAACAATGGAAATTGGAGGTCAATCTCTTACATGGGGTCAGGGCCAAGTGGTTTCAATTACTGAGGTATCCACCGGAAACATCATTCCAGTAACAGGACCCATTTATGTAGCAGCATCAGGCGCTACATTGACAATTTCTGGGTTCAAATTGTTTTCAGAGGGTAATCCAGGAAACGTAGGTTAATGAGTGATCGAAAAGATGTCCATGGCTTAGAGGGATTCCGATTCGCTGTTGGACTATCGTCAGTCATTGAGCTTGAAGTTGAGCCCGGTCAAATTGTTACTGCCTTTAAGTATTTCAACGGGGGGACTTTGGAGCTAGTCAGCGGTCAAACGGCAGCGCCGTGGGGCCTGGGTTACGTGTTTGGAGTTGGCGAGGCAATCGAAATAGATAGCTCCACGAATACATATTTTGCTGCAACCGGCTCCACCGTAACCGTCATGGCTTTACGTGGTCGATCCGCAGGATTTGAAAATGTCTAGAATAAGAATAACGACACCACAAAGTGTAAACGTTAATAGCTTTAGCATTATTCAACCTGATTTTGGCACATCACCCTCTGCTGATAGCCCTACTGACACTCTAACCCTTACTAGTTCAGACTCATCAATCACCATTACAGGTGATTCAACCACAGACACAATTGACTTTACAGGAGCTGGAGGAGGAGGCGTGAGCACTCAATATGATGAAGGCGATGGCCCAATAGTAACGGCCACAGGTAATTTCTTAGTTTATAAAAATACATCAAACGTCATGGTCGGTGTGACAGACACCACTGGACTTCCTATCGACATCATCAGCTCGATTGATTTAGACGTCGTTCAATCCACTCATGATAATTTAAACTTAAACGCAAACATTCAAGTTGCAGATACAGACGTTTCTAATGGTAATCCTGTTCCAATAAGTGATGCAGGTGGATCTGTTACAATCGATTCAACACAACTTCCATCGTCTTTAGGACAAAAGACAATGGCAAATAGTTTTCCTATTGTAATCGCTTCTGATCAAACGGCCGTACCGATTTCAGATGATGGTGGATCTATAACGGTTGACGGAACAGTAGCTGCGACTCAATCTGGAACTTGGAATATTAATAACATTTCAGGAACCGTAAGCTTACCGACAGGTGCAGCAACTGAGAGCACACTTTCAAGTGTAAATACAAACACATCTACTATTGCAGGAGCAGTCTCTGGATCTGAAATGCAAGTGGATATCGTTGCCCCACTTCCTACTGGATCAAACACCATTGGTGCAGTCACTCAAGCATCGGCACCATGGGATATTCAAGGGGAACTCGCTGCAGGTGCTGCGGTCACTGGAACTAATCCAGTTTTAATGGGAGGAGAAGATCCAAGCGGTAACTTAACAAGACTTCAAACCGCTCCAGATGGTGATTTAATTACTCATGTTCACACTGACTCATTTGCTTTCATTGACGGAGTTCCAAACACGGAAAGAATTCCAGTTAACGAAACGGACTTCGGGTTTTATACAACACCTGTATTTCCGTTTTTTTATAATGGATCAACATGGGATCGATTGCGAGGAAGTGCTACTGACGGAATGTTAGTGAATCTGGGCTCAAATAACGATGTAACGGTTACTGGAACAGTTACAGCAAATCAAGGGGGATCTCCCTGGCAGATTGAAGGTGAGCTTACTGCGGGCTCTTCGTCGAGTGGAACAAATCCTGTATTAATAGCAGGATCAAATGTGTTTGGTAACGTTACCGTTCCAACAATGATTACTGCTGGTGTTTTCGAAGTGTTTGGTGTTGTTATAGCTGACACATCTGGAAACGTACCTTTAGTAAGCAACTCAGGACTTCAAACTGAAGGAACCGAATCTCATGATGCTGTAGATGCAGGTAAGCCATTAAAAATTGGTGGAAGAGTTGAAACAGACACAGATGGTTTTACTGCTGTAGCCGATGGAGATCGAACCGACGCATGGTTTAGTAATGTAGGAAGACAACACGTTGAATCAGCACCACATTACGAAGCGCTTACAACGACATCATCTTTAGATGATACGTTTGATAACGTAACAACCTCAGCTAATACAGGTGATATTACTGTAGGTAACTATAATAAAATGCTTTTTGGTTTTTCGCTGGTATCAGCAAATACACCCACAAGAATTGTCTTCAATCTTCAATATAAAACAGGCGGTGTTTATTTTACCTATATGCAAAACGTATGGGCTCGGTTTGTTTTTGATGACACTTCTGTAGCAACTCAGGTTAATAAAACAATTAGCTTTGATGTCGTGCCTGGAACTACAGTAAGGATATTAGCAAGCGCTAATGGAACAACGGCATCGGATACATTTACGATCAGTAATAGTTTTTACCA